TCCAGATTTCGCTCTCTTTCTGCTTGATCAACCAGACCTCGCGATGGATGGATTTCACTGCCACGATATTATCGGGCCGAGAATCTGCGGACGAGAAGTTGAGCGCTGCCCAGTTCGAGAGATCGAAGAGATTGGACTGCCACCACTTGTCCGTACCGACCTCATTCACAAGGCCGAAACCATCCTGATAAGACGCTGAAACCGGCCCCGAAAAAGGAAGGGGCTGGGCGGTAAGCGTCCCTCCTGTCACCAGGTAGCCGCTGCTCCCGTCGAAGATGTTCATCTGCGAGCCGTTTTCGATCATGCTCACAGGCCCGGAGTTGGTGGTCAGGCCGCCGATGCGCCTCGCGCTGTAGCCGGGAGTAACCTCGTAAACATCAGGACCGGATGCGACGTACAGATTGCCGCTGAGCGCTTCTGTTCCCCGGATAGGTCCGTTGCCGCAGGTCACAAGGAGATCGAGGCCGGGGCACATATAGAAGGCGCCAATGCTCTTAGCGTCCTTGGTCTCCCCGATCTCGGGAAACAGGTTAATCAACTCGTTGTCAGCGAAGTTTTTTGAGCGGCTAACGTTGAGCGGCCCCAGGAAGGGCGTGTCCATCAGTTCGTCCCGCCAGTGAAGATGTTCGGCGTGACGTTGATCCGCGACACCAACTCACTGTCGTATCGCGCCACCATCTGGCGCATATTCGCGCGCTTGACGTTGCCCTTGCTCCGCGCGGCGATCACGAGAAGCTTCTGCGGCACTTCCTCCTGGTCCGGCTTGAAGTACGGATGAAGCTCAACCGCCAGGTTGTCCTGGATCGCCTTCTTGTAGCCGGGGGGCATGACAAGCTGCTGATCGAGGTTGTTGAAACTGTCGATCTGCCGGTAGCTGTCGAAGAAGATCGTGTAGTTGATGTTCGGCACCGGGAAGATGTTGATGATGCCGAGCGGGTACTGATTGTCGTAATAGAGAGTGTCAGGCAGGTTCGAGTTCACGAACCTCTGACCGATCAGGTTCCATGTGTTCTTCGGCACCACATCCAAAGGATAGATGTTGCCCTGAGAGTCCTGGATATAGGCGGACCCAGGAGCGTCGTTGATCCGGATGGGACGGGGAACATTGAAATATCCGCCCGGACCAATCGTGTACTGCTGCTGACCCACATTCAGCGGCCCCGATTCCTCCAGGATCGCGTAGCAGGTCAGGGACTCGTTCGACCATGAGTCGATCATGTCGTTGAGAACAGCCATGGACCTTCGCGCATCCGCAGCCGACAGGACTTCCCCAGCCGCATAGACGCCCAACTTCTCCACCGCGTCCTGGATCATGTCTCGGACTGTCGGGAAGGGGGTGCTATCGACTACAGGATTGCCACTGCTATCGAGGACGTAGTGCCCGGTGCTGTCGAGAATCCAGCCCATCAGCAGGCGGCTCCCGCCGTGGTGGAGCAACCATGGATAGTGATAGCCGGCGCACCGACATTCGTGATCGTCCCGACGAACTTCCTGAACGTGTAGAGGCCGGACTGCGGCACGCCACCAGAGGTCACTTGACCCTGAGCGGCATCAGGAACGGTTGCTGTTCCAGTAATCGTAACGCCGGCCCCACCGACAAGGGTCAATACCGCATCGGCGCCGCCGGAGGTGGCCTTATGGTTGTGGTTCCTGACGATGAACCAGATTTGCGTGCCGACCTGGGGATTGTTCAATCCGGCGATGATGTTGGTCGCGGTGTCTGTGGTCAGGTTCTGTGCGGAAAACGACCCGGATACCTCAATGATATTCGCCGCCCCCGCCTGACCCTGATAGACCCATGGATACGTGGCGTTCGTCAGGGTGTAGGGGGTCGCAGTCAGGACCGTCGTCTGCGGCGGATCGATTTGGCCGTTGACATTGACCTCTTGCGTGGGTGACGTGTTGTTGAGGACATTGGACTTCTGGCCCACGAATGTTCCCAGAACGGTGGCATTCGAGCATCCCGCGTCCAACTTCATGCCGTAATCCTGAGCCGCTATCGGAATGTTGGCGGGGGCGTTATAGGTGTTCACCCCCGTGACAAGCAGACCGTTGCTGAAGGGGCCACACTCTATGGCTGCATCGAAGTTGCCGAAAATATTGGCTCCTTCGATGATCGTTCCATTTCCGTTGTCGAGGATGACATCGTTTCCGCCGAAGACCGTGCCGCCGTGGATTTGGAACCCCACACTGCCGGTTGCGGGAGTTGCAGTGTTATCGACCGCCGAAATGACAACGGCATGGTTATTCGCCCCGCCGCCGTTCACCTGCTGGATATAGGGCGAATAGAACTGCATCAGCGTGCCATCAGTGACGTTCAGGCACAGCCGCCAGCAGACATTGAAGCCGGTATCGTAGAACTGCCCGTAGATCGGGGTTTGCGGTGCCGCTACAGCGTTGTTGCTGACCATCTCGAAGGGGCCGCTCTGGATGCCGAGGTAGCGAGCGCGAAGGGAGGCTACATTGCCGTCCAAGTGGAAAGAGATGCCCTGGTAGGCATTCGCGGTGTTCACATGGCGCAGCTCAAGATTAGCGGTCTGCGTTCCTCCGCCGCTGCCATTGGCCCATAGCCACCAGCCGTAATCACCTCGGCGTCTTGTCGAGGAAAAGAAGTCGTGGATTTCGGCGATGAAGACATTATTTATCTGCATCTCGTTGTAGCAATTGGACAACTCAATGTTATCGACGATGAAGCGGTTTGTGTTCTGGATGAACATGCAGTCGCCCGAGGCCATGTCCAGGGCGGTGATCTGAAGGTTGTCGATCTCCTGAGAGAAGTAGGTGGTTCCTGTCCCACCCAACGTTGTGATCTCGAACGACCCGGACGGGGCGATAAGGGAGCAGCCCTTGTTGTTGCCGCGAAGGGTCTTGTTGTTGCCAGTCAGCGTGATTCCGCCCGTGGTATGAAAGTTGCCGCACGGGATCAGCGTCACTGTCTTGACATTGACCGCATTCTGGATAGGCGCGGTGTCGTCGTGCTCGACCGTACAGCCAGAACACGCGTTCGGGGCGTTGCTGGATAGAACAAGGGTATTACCGACAACGGGGCTTACAATAGTGGCCCTGAACAGGTCCTTACCCGCGCTTGTGGGTGGGTTGGTCGGAAGCCAGCTGGGGCACTCGTTTGTCTTGGTCAAGCTGTTCTGGATCTGGCCATAGTCGCGCCAGAAGGTCTGCACCGTCACACCGCGACAGATCAGAGCCCCTGAGCCAGGAGAGGTGTTTACGGCGTCATCATAGACGGCATAGCTGGTCGGAACCGTGCCGCTCGGCGCACTCCATGAAATAAGCTGATCCTGCGCGTCCGAGCCGGCCTGAGGGACCTGAAGGGTCGCATTCCCCGAACCGTCGCCGCTAATAATGCCAGACGCGGGTCCATAGCCATGATCGGAATCAATCGCCACTACTTGGGCATGGTAGGTCACGCTGGCGGTCGTTCCCTCCGTAACCATCGTCACGGACGTAGGAGCATTGACGGTGCTGGTAGAACCTGCCCCGTAGACATCTATCGCCTGACCGACCGAATAACCCGACGAGCTTGCGACCGAGAGGGACGGAGACCCCTGGCTGATCGTGCCGGTGGTTGTAGTGGTGGTTCCAACCGCACCCCACTGACGAACGTCATAAATCGTCTGGTTGCCGATGAGCCAGCACCATGCCCCACTGTTCGCGGGGACCTGACTGCCACCGTCACCGGCCCCCGCGTTAAGAGAGCATGGGCTGGTGCTGAGGACATATACGGTCGCAGGGGAATCTCCCGCCGCATAATAACCCGTCCGCATGACGGTAAAGCCTGCGGCGCTCGTCCCGAAGAGGAAGTTCTGCATCGCATAGTTGGTGGCGATCTTGAACAGAGGCGGAGCGCCGGCATCGGCCAACTGTATGCCGGTTGTCCCGTTCCAAACCGCCGCGTCACCCACAACCGATGAGTTCGGCCCCTGGACGGCGTTCTTGAAGAAACCCGCCGCCGTCACCGTTTTCGTGACGCCGTTCTGGTTCAGCGGCCAGCATTCCGTCCCCGAAAGAGGGGTCGTTACCTTGGGGTACGAGCAAAGTCCGCTCCCCGGATTCTGAGCCCGGGCAGCAGGTCCATTGAGAAGGAGGATCGTCGCTATCGCAGCGATGATATATTTCATGGCGGTTATGCGGCTTTCAGCGCCTCTTGGAGTTTATCGAGGCTCCATTTGTGGTGGACTTTGATGCCTTTGGCCTTGGCCTCGGCGAGGAGAGTTTCACGATCTCCGGGCTTCGTAGCCTCACCGATGTCAGCCGCGAGTGCCGCCGCATCTATCGGCGCTGCACCATCCAATGCTTCCAACTCGGCCAGCAGTTCAGCGCGGCGAGCGGCTTTCGCATCGGCGTCCCGCTTCGCCACCGCCTCCGGGTCTTCCGGCCCCTTGAGTGCCATTTCCTCGGCGTAGCTGTTGACGATGGTCCCATTGACGTACTTCGGATATTCGTCGGGTCCGCCGGCGGCCGCATTCGGGTTGACCACGTTGCCGTCGATCAGGGCGGGGTACTGCTCCGCCTCGTATCCCTCGATATGGTTAACCCTGAGATCAGCTGCGGTCTTGGGGTCGAACACGCCGGGAAGTTCGTAGCCCTTGGCCCGATAAGCCTCTTCCTCTTCTTCGCTGTTCACGAAAGCGTGAGGGTGAACTTCCGGGCGACCAGGCTTGACGATCCGAGTGATCGAGCCGTTCTCTTCCTTCTTGGCGTCGATCTCATCGGGGATCGCATCCACATGGTCGGGGTGGACCATCATCTTCGGGTATTCGGAGTAGGCGGCGAAGACGTGGCTTTCCTGCTGGCCCATGTAGCCCATGGCCCGGTGGTAGTCCTCGTCCTTCTGCGTTTTCACCGTGACAGGGGGAAACCGGGCGGGAATGCCTGCCTCCTGCTCCTTGCCGTCGATCAGGTCCTGACCGCTGAGCGGCTTGGCCGGCTTTCCGGGATTGAAGGCGGGGTGGTAAAGGGTCTTCGGGTAATCGCTCATGATCTCCTCGCTTCGTGATAGGCGCGCCGATTTAGGCCATGCTCGGCGCAACACATGTCACGGACGGGGGAGGACCGCCTGCCTTGGGTGATCACGCCGCCTCCTTGGCTACAGCCATGCTGGCGCGAGCGCGAAAATGGGGAATTGAATCGGCAAGAGTGCCCTTCCAGGTCTTCCCGCCGCGATGCTTGAACTCGATATTCGGGTCCACCGCTACGGGGTAGCCGTGCACACGGGCCAGGCGGCAGAAGGAGACATCTTCGCCACAGAACCAGCCATCGGCGTCAAGCCCGCTGCTGAAAACCATCGGGAATTCCTCGGTCCTTCCGCCCATCTCGATATCTTTGAAGGTCGGTACCACCTTGACCAGCGCCTCCAGCACCTCGCGCTTGATCCGCATGAAGCCGCTGCCCGCGAAGCTCGCAAGGAAAAGGCCGCTCTCTTCGATCAGTTTTCCCCTAGTCAGGTCGCATTCGAGGCCGACAGGCCAGTCCAGGTCATCGCTCTTTTTGGGATAAACACCGGCAATGATCGGCTCTGGGCTGAGAATGAACTCAAGGACCTTCTGCTCCGGCCAGCCGAGATCATCATCGATGAAAAATAGGTCCGTTCCGGGACCATCGAGGAACTGCTTGACCAGCTTGTTGCGAACCTTGGCAACGAAACAGTCTCCGCCACGGGAAATCATGCCGTGGTCGATTCCGCTGTCCTTGAGCAGGGACACGGTTTTTGTCCAAGACCGCAGATAGTCAAGCGTGACCCGATGATCCAAACTCGGGGTAGCAAACACACATACAGGTTTCATTTGCCCATCTCCGTGAAGAGGTGACGGGCCGGAATTTCACCGGCCCTATTCAGTCGTTACGGAGCCGCGATCAGCCCCAGAGAGACCAGCGCCGCGTGGTCCGAGCCGCCCGCCATCGACGTAAGAGCGGTGCTGGAACCGGCGGCCGGAGAGGCAGTGGGGAACGACCCGACATTGTAGGTCGCACCGGCTGTCGGAGTGATCGCCGCCGAAGTGTTGTTGACGAAGGTGATGGCCAGGGTATTCAGGGCAGACACACGCGCTCCGCCGATGGAAAGACCGGCCTGCGGAACGTCGAGGTTCACGAACACCGTCGAGCCAGCCGGAAGGCCGGGAACGGTGAAGGTCTGTTCCGCCGACGTGTTGGCGGCGACGGAAGCCGGCGAAAGCTGGACGTTGATGACCTGTTCGACCGGAGCAATCGAAATCCCCTGCTGCGCGAAGACCAGGTAGCTCTCCGATGCTGTGGGGGTGATCGTGGCTGCGGTGAGATTGGCGAAGGTGATGCCGAGCACACCCGGAGACACCGAGCGCGCGCCCGTGATGATGAGACCCGCCTGCGCGGTCGGCTTGTTCACCGCAACAGGAGCCGAGCCGCCGACGCCCGCAACCGGGAACTGCTGTTCCAATGCGGTATTCGGGGCAACCGACGCAGGGCTGAGAACGGCGGTGAGAACCATCGACGCGGGAATGACATCGAAATTCCAGGTTTCCGAAGCGGTCGGGGTGATGGTAGCGGCGGTGGCGTTGCCGAGCGTGATCTGCACCGTGTTCGCGCCCGAGACACGCGCGGTTCCAACGATGAGGCCGGCCTGAGCGGTCGGCTTGGTTGCGATGACGAGCTGCCAAGCCGACCGCT